ACCATGATTTTCGGCAATCCGGGCGAAAAGCCCCATTTCATGAATTCTAATGCGCCTGGCCCCAATTATGACATGATGAACAATTCTATTATTGGTCGCCTGGGTATGGCTACCGGACGTGGCCCGGAAAATGTTTCAAGGAGCTACAAAAACAGCTATAGCGCCAGCCGTGCCAGCATAGAAGACGCTGCAAAATTTGACGATTATGATCGGATGATCTTGGCCAACCGGTTTTGCCAGCCCGTCAACGTGTTGATGCAGTATGAGGCCGCCTTGCGGGGGTTGTTACCGGTAACGTCCATCGATCATTTCATCGCCAACCAATATGCCTACACGCGCACAGATTGGATGCCGCCTAAGTTGCGTCCCATCGATCACGGAAAAGAAGCCAAGGCTGATACCGAACGGCTGAATAACCACACAAAAACCTATTCAGATATTTATGGAGAACGGTCAGAAAATTGGAGAGCCAAACTGCGCCAGGCTGCCATTGAACAGGCATATATGCAAGAGCTCAATGCGGAGTTCGGTATTAATTTGCAGATGGAAAATGACCCCGGCGCAGATGCGGTACCAAAAGAGGATAAGAAATAGTGAAATTTTTTGACATGATTCAGGACAGGGCGTGGGCGCTGCATCCGGCCAAACTTGATGAAATTAATATTTTCATTCAGTCCAGATTAAACGGCGAAAAACTTGTTTCACAGGCTGAAATAGGCAAAAGCGGAAACCGTGCCGATGATCCCTATATTATTAATGACGGCGTGGCTGTAATTCCGGTATATGGGACGCTCCAAAAAAGGATGAATCTTTTCTCAAGTTTCAGCGGCGGGACCTCTACCGAGCTGATAAAAAAGGATGTTATTCATGCCGTAAACAACCCGGATATTTCTGCAATTGTTCTTGATGTGGATTCCCCAGGCGGTTCGGTGGATGGAACGAAAGACCTATCAGATGTTATTTTTGAGGGGCGGGAAGAAAAACCGATTATAACATATGCCAATGGCATGATGGCGAGTGCTGGTTACTGGATAGGCTCGGCTGCTGATGCTATTGTTGCCAATGGAACTGCAATGGTGGGTTCTATTGGAGTCGTTTTGACCCATATTGATAGCTCTGAACAAGATAAAAAAGATGGTATTAAACGAACACAAATTTATGCAGGAAAATATAAAAGAATTGCCAGTGGTGAGAAGCCATTGTCAGATGAAGGTCAGGAATACCTGCAAAGCATGGTGGATGATTTCTACGGCATTTTTTTAGAGGCCGTATCTCGGAACCGTGGCATTGATACAGAAACAGCGTTAAAAATGGCCGACGGTAAAGAGTTTATTGGAAAAAAAGCTCTTGAAATCGGCCTGGTTGATCATATTGGAACACTTGAAACCGCCATCAAATTGGCGAAATCAATGGGAGAACAAATTATGGATTTGAAAGCATTGCAAGAAAAATATCCGGATCTGCATCAGCAAGTCTTGGATCTGGGGGCACAGTCGGTGGATACTGACAAGATTATTGCCGATAGTACCGCTGGCGGAATCGAAGCCGAGCGAAAGCGCGTCACAGAGATTCTGGCCATAGAAGATACCGATCCTGAAGCCAGGGATCAGGCTATTGTCGAAGGGTTGACAACTGATGCATCGTTCAAGCTTTTTTTCGAAGCGGAGAAACAAAAAAAGAAAGATAGCCTTGACGATCTGAAAAATCAAGTCCCAGGAAGCGTTGGTCAATCCGGGAAGAAAAAAACGGATAATGGACAGGTTGACTTTATGATCGAGGTAGACCGGCATCAGAAAGAACACAAATGCTCAAGAACAGACGCATTGAAAGCTGTTGTCAAGGAAATGCCTGCACTTTATGAAGCATACTGCGAAGGGGGTAGTGAATAATGACACAGAGCGTATATAGCCAAGGCGCAAGAACATTTATTGCCGGTGAGGATCTGGAAGCATACCGCCGAGTCAAAATCGAAACGGGAACAACAACCATTCCGCCTGAAGTTGTTTATGCCGATGCGGGTGAAGCAGCTATTGGTATAAGTATGGCGCCTGCCGATGATGGTGATTCCATTGCCGTGAATCTGCTTGCAAAAGATGGAACGTTTTTGGTCGAAGCAGCAGACAGTTTTTCTGTTGGTGCAGTATTGTATGGTGCAGCAGATGGTAAGATTTCCGATACATCAAATGGTACATCTCAGTTCAGGGCCTTAGAAGCAGCTACGGCAGCAGGTGATATTGTCGAGATCGTACTGAATCCGGCGGTCTCCACCACAGCGGCCACGGTTTCGGTTGTCGATAGCGGTGGATTGACTGACAACACTACTGTCGAGGCGGTTCTGGCGGAAATCTTAACGCATATTCAGAGCGCTCAGAAGTTCATTCCGATCTTGCTGGCGGATGTTTTTGAATCTGACGGCACTAACATGACTGCATTGACTGCAAGTACTACGCCAGTGCGGGACATGGCCAACGGTGACACCGATTCCGGTATTGTGCTGACTTGGGTAGCAGCCAACTCTGATGCCATTATCTTCCAGGCGCCATTGCCACCTGATCTTGATTCTGCTTCCGATGTGGTGGTTCATTTTCGTGCCAAATCTGGCGGGACTACCGATACACCGGTTATCTCAGCAGATAGTTATTTTAACGAGGGAGATACCAAGGTCGAAGACGATAGTGCCGCCCTGGGTAGTGCCTATGCCGAAAAGATCATCACTATCGCTGCGGCTGATGTGCCTGCCGGAGCCCAGACCTTAACCGTTGAATTGACGCCTGGGGCCCATACTACTGACACGATTGTATTGTCGTCAATCTGGGTTGAATATTCCGGTCAGACTCTGGCATCATAACCATGAGCAGCAAACTGAAAATTAAAAATAAGAGGTAACAAAATATGAAACCCACAAGCGACACTACTCTTCAACGCCCCGATCTGGGGCAGGCGGTCTGGGAGACCATGCAAAATGCGCCGACAATGGGCTATATCGGTCTTGAAGTTATGCCGATATTTGGTGTGGCGGAAACATCAGCCGAATATCCGGTGATCCCCAAAGAAGCCCTGTTCAATATGTTGGATACCAAACGCGGCCCCTTGGGGCACTACAATCGCTCAGAAGACGAGTTTGAAAGCGGCTATTACAAAACTGCTGAAAACGGTCTGGAACGCCGGATCGATGAACGGTATGCGGCAATTTACGGCAGTAAGTTTAATTATGAACTGACCATCGCCAACATCCTGATGAACGATATTCTCCGTGCCCAGGAAAAGCGAACTGCCACAAAGATTTTCAATACTTCAAATTTTTCGGTGACCAATGCGGCAACATCGTGGGCCACTCATGCAACAGCCGATCCGAAGGCGGATATTGAAACCGGCAAGGAATCTCTGCGCGGCAATGGTATTATTCCCGACTCTTTGGTTTTGAATCATACTGCATTTAATGATCTTAAGCTTAATGCCGATGTTCAGGAAAAGATATATCAACTTTTTCCGGAAGCGGCCAAAACTGGTCAGATCAGCATTGATCACCTGAAGACCTATTTTGATGTGGAACAGGTATTAGTGGCCGGCGCACTCTACAATTCCGCCAAGCGTGGTCAGGATGCGTCCCTTGCCGATATATGGCGTAGTCAGTACGCCATGCTCTGCCGGACTTCTGCTGCTGATATTACTGAGCCATGCATTGGTAGGACGTTCCTATGGAACGAAGGCGCGTCCGAGGAAGTGATTGTGGAACAGTATTACAGCGATGAAGTTCGCAGCGATATTCTTCGCGTTCGTCATGATACCGCCGAGGCGTTCATGGCATCTTACGACGAAGATAACGCAGTCAAGAGTGAAATCTCAAAGGCATGTGGCTACCTGATTGATTGTACAGCGGCCAGTTGATGGGATTCCAGGATAACTTCCCGGCAGTTTCGGTTTCAATCTTTTCGCAAATCGGAAGAGTCATTACATACAATAGTGTTGAAATATACGCTATTGTTGAAAAAGGTACCGAAATCGAGAAACAGGCCGGATTGATTTTTTCCGATGCTCAGATCGAAATATTGAAGTCTGATATTCCCAATCCAGCGGTTGCTGATGTAATTATCATCGATTCCATAACTTATAGATTTGGAAAGATTTTTTCAGAAGACGATCAAGCATGGACACTGGCTATTAACAAGGCGAATTATTAATGGAAATTCAGATCGATCAAGCTAAGCTTAGGGAAGTCAGGTCTCTATTGTCCGGCATTAAGGGAGGGGCTGAGACGGCTATTATGCGGTCAATTAATCGTTCCCTGACTGGTGTCCGGACAGACGCAACCAAGGAAATAGCCAAAGAGGTCAATCTCACAAGCAAAGTGATTAGAAGTACCATGACGCTGAAAAAAGCAAACAAAAATAATATATCAGCGTCTTTGGCGTCAAGGCATAAAGCTGTTCCGGCTTATGACAAAACCAAACCGTGGAAGATCAAAGGTCAAACGCCAGGGATGCATTATGGTGGAAAGAAATTAAGCAAGGGCTTTTCTTTTTTGTTCAAAAAGGGCAGAGCACGATCCAAGTTTCCTAATTCTTTCGTGGCGACCATGCCAAGCAGCCACACCGGAATATGGATAAGAACAAAAAAAATCAATCCTTCAGGCAAAGCAAAAATCAAGGAAATCTATAGTTCTTCTCCGACAGAAGTTTTCGGTAACGAAGATCGGATGAAACCGATTCTCAAAGCCGCAAGTGACCGTATGGAGAAAAACCTGGACCAGCAGGTTAATTATCTTTTGGGAAAATAAATGGAAACCATCAGGGAGAAAATTATTCAGGCTGTGCAAACTCAGCTTGAAAAAATATTAATTGCAAGTAGCTATAGTTCCAATTGTGGCCAGTTAGTATTGAGGGCTGAAGAGATCGGGCCAGCCAATCAATTACCAGCCATTTCCATGACTCCAAAAATGGATGAAGTCCGGGGTCAGAATTACGGATATGACTTG